AAGTAAATGGCAAATTCAAGATTGTTAAAAGAAGCAATTGCTGATGCCAAAGCTGTAAGAGAAACCGCTATCGCTAACGCTAAAATCGCATTAGAGGAAGCTTTCACTCCACGTTTACAATCTATCCTATCAAAGAAGCTAACTGCTGAAATGGAAGGTGAAGATGAAGAAACTATGGAAGAGGGAGACCACTCAAATGAGGAAGAAGTTGAAGATGAGGTAGCTGTTGAAGAAACAGTTGAGGTAACAACAGAAGCTGAAGAAGTTGAATCTGATGAAGATTCAATTGAAGAAGGTGAAGGTTCTATTGAGGACCCAACTAACGCAGATGATGCTACTATCTCTGAAGAAGAAGAAATCGAATCGGAAGATGAGATTGAAGAATCTGAAGAAGAAGTAGAGGAAGATGAGTTAGATTTGGAATCTATCATTAGAGAATTGGAAGCAGGATTAGAAGGAGAAGAAGAAATCGAAGAATCTGAAGAAGAGGAAATCGAAGAAACTGAAGAAGAAGAATCTGTGGAAGAAGAAATGGAAGCTGAAGAAGAAGAAGCTGAAGTATCAGAAGAAGAAGAAGATGAATCAGAAGTAGCAGAAATGCACGATGATGAAGCTTCAGAAGAAGAAGATATGGATGATGAAATCGACTTAGAAGAAATTTTAAGAGAAATGGGATACGGAGATGATGAAGAAGTTGAGGAATTACAGGAAGAAGAAGAAGATAAAACTGCTGAATTAGAAGCAGATTTAGATGAAGCTTTAAAAACTGTTAAATCACTTCAATCTACTATCAACGAAGTAAACTTATTAAATGCAAAGTTATTATACGCTAATAGATTGTTCAGAGGTTATAACCTAACTAACGAACAAAAAACTAAAGTTGTAGAAAACTTAGACAGAACTAGTTCTGTTAGAGAAGTAAAATTGGTTTACGCAACGTTAGCTGAATCGATGAATTTCACAGGTACTGAGAAGAAAACTAAAAGAGTTGTAGCAGAATCTGCTGCATCTAAGCCAGTTGCTTCAACAGCTCCTAAGAAAGATATCATTTCGGAGAACACAAACAATATGGCTAACAGGTTCAAAGAACTTGCTAACATTAAGTAATTATTAACAACAAACATTAAAAAAAGAAAATAAAATGGCAAATTTTGATTTATCTAAGTTAATGGAAGGAAAGAACCCACAACAAGTGATGTTGTCTGAAACAAGACAATTGAAAAGTAAATGGGATGCAACTGGACTTTTAGAAGGCTTAAACACAAAAGAGCAAGGCGCGATGGCGGTTATGCTTGAAAACCAAGCAAAACAATTGCTTGATGAGGCAACTCAAACTGGAACTGCAGCTAGCTCGGAAGAGTGGAGTGGTGTAGCACTTCCTTTAGTAAGAAGAATCTTTGGCGAGATTGCTTCTAAAGAATTCGTTAGTGTACAACCTATGAACTTACCTTCTGGTCTTGTATTCTATCTAGATTTTAAATATGGTACTGCACAAGGTGGTAACCCTGCATTCTCTGGTCAATCACTTTTCGGTGGTTCTGGTGCTGATGCTGGTTCAACTGATTCTGCAACCAATGGATTATACGGAGAAGGAAGATTCGGATATACTTCTAATGATGTAACTGCTTCTTATTTAGCAGCAACACAAGGATTTGTATCGGCATCTTGGGCTGATGTAGGATTTGATTCTAACTTATCTGCATCTGTTGCAGCTGGTGAAGTAATTAAAGTTACTGTTGCTGCTCCTGCAACTGCTGATGTAGATGGTGTACGTTCATTCAACATCGCTTCTTCAGAGATTGCGGCTAACTTAAACCAATTCCATAGTGTATCTGGTGCTAATTTAGTATTAATCGTTTCTGGTGCTGCTGATTTAGGTACTAATGCTGGAAAAGGTAACGCTGAAGCTACTTTATCTTACTCAGTAGTTCCTACTGATTACGCTAGAGGTGATTTTGAAGATGGTAAAAATGCTGGACAAGTAGCTAACGCTGCTGGGGTAATTGGAACATCAATTGATATTCCTGAAGTAGATTTAGAATTGAAATCTGAAGCAATTGTTGCTAAGACTAGAAAACTAAAAGCTGTATGGACTCCAGAATTGGCGCAAGATTTAAACGCTTATCATTCAATTGATGCTGAAGCTGAATTAACTGCTATGTTATCTGATTATATCTCTTTAGAGATTGATTTAGAAATCTTAGATATGTTAAAATCTAACGCTTTAACAACTGAGTACTGGTCGGCTACTATCGGTGAAGAGTACAACTCTGCAACTGGTGTATGGTCTGGTGCTACTGCTGGTGTTGCTTATCAAAAGAACACTTGGTTCCAAACTTTAGGTACTAAATTAAACAAAGTATCTAATAAGATTCACCAATTGACATTAAGAGGTGGAGCTAACTTCGTTGTTGCTTCTCCTGATGTATGTACAATTTTAGAATCTATCCCTGGATTTACTGTATCTGCTGATAAAGATGCTACATCTTTCGCAGCTGGTGTTACAACTGTTGGTGCAATCGCTAATAGATACACTGTGTACAAAAATCCTTATATGACTTCTAACGAAATGTTATTAGGATTCAGAGGTTCTAACTTCTTGGAAACTGGAGCAGTTTATGCACCTTACGTTCCATTAATTATGACTCCATTAGTGTATGACCCAACTAACTTCACACCAAGACGTGGGGTTATGACGAGATACGCTAAGAAGATGGTAAGACCAGAATATTACGGTCGTATCTTTATTAAAGATTTAGCTAACGTATAATCGTTAATTAATTCAATAAATTAGAGGGGTAGGAAACTATCCCTCTTTTTTTATGCTTTGTAACTGTCTGACTATCAGACATCTATGATAGTGAACACGTAAACAAATTAATGAGTTATGTATAGATTCCATATTTAAAAAACCTATTCTTCTTTTTCTTTATATTTATAGATAAGTTAAACAATATAGGAATAGATAAATGGCAGTAGAATACATATATCCGGGCTCATCATCCTTTTCTGAGGGACAAACTCCATTTGGTACATTTGATACTGATGCAATATTTCAAGCCGATGCACCGAAAATAGCTAATTGGTGTGCTAAAAGACTTGGATACCCAATACAAAACGTTGAATTAGTTGATGAAAGTTTTTATTCATGCTTCGAAGAGGCAACCGCTGAATATGCTGCACAAGTAAATCAATTTAATATCAGAAATAATCTCGATGTACTTAAAGGAGTACCAACGGGAACCAATTATTCACAAAAATTAGTAGAAGGTTCGATTTTACCAACATTGATTGGTATTTCGGATGCTTATGGTACTTTAGCTGGTGTGGGTGGTAATACTGATGTAAAAAGTGGTTCTATTGATGTAGTAGCTGGACAACAAACTTATGATTTAGATGTATTCGCTAGTTCATCTGAAGGTGGTAATCGTATTGATGTAGTAAAGGTGTTCTTTGAAGCACCACCAGCATCAGCGAGATTCTTTGACCCATATGCCGGAAGTGGACAGGGTACTATGCAGATGATGGATGAATTTGGATTTGGTGGAATGTCACCAGCATCACAATTTGTTATGATGCCTGTATATCAGGATATGTTACGAATGCAAGCAATTGAATTTAATGACCAAATAAGAAAATCAGCACACTCATTTAATATCACAAATAATAAATTACAAATATTTCCAATACCAGCAAACGATGAGAAAATGTGGTTTGAATACTTTGTAAGAAAAGAATTTATAGAAAATTCAACAAACGTACAATCGGATGTAGTATCTGATTATTCAAATATTGGATATAATTTCATTCCTTACTCATTTATAAATGATGTAGGTAAGCAATGGATTAGAAAATATACACTTGCACTTACTAAGGAATTATTAGGAGCAATTAGAGAAAAATATAGTTCGGTTCCAATTCCAGGTTCTGAAATTTCGTTAGATGGTGGAGCGCTAAGAGCAGAAGCTTCAAGTGAGAAAGATGCATTGGTAGAACAACTTAGAGAAAACTTGGATGAGTTAAGTAGAAAAAATCAATTTGAAATTAGGAACAATGAATCTAACTTTCAACAAGAGATGTTGAGAAAAGTTCCATTAGCAATATACGTAGGATAAGAATATGCCAAGATTTGCGTTAGATAGAGATATAAGATTCTTTGAAGGAATCTCAAAGGAATTAGTGGATGCGGTTATAGAAACAACTGTAATCCTATTTAAACTTGCCATTGAGGATTTATCAACAAATCTATATGGGGAATCCCTAAATAAAACATATTATCAGGGTACACAATGTTCTGCTGTAATTGATAGGGATGATACTACTACTTCTTATGAAGGATTCGGACCTGATTCGGGTCAAAGTGTAGAATTTAGATTTAATCGTATTACATTGAAGGATAAGGGATTCTACCCAGAAATAGGGGATATCATTTCCCACAATGATGCATACTTTGAAATTGATAACGTAAAAGAGGACCAATTAATTGGAGGGCAGAGTGGTGAGAAATTCTCAATATTATGTTCAGCATTTATGACACGAAAAAGTTCAATTCAAACTGAAATGAGAGTTATCTAATGAATAAAAGAGAAACAAATAGAGCAAATCAAATGAGTATTAGTAAGGAGTTCACTAAAGGTGTGAAACTTATTGATATTGATACGACTATTGCTGAATATATGGTAGACTCCATTATTCCAAATGTAGAAGAAAATGGTAATCAAGTTAAGGTACCTCTTTTATATGGAAACGCTGAAAGATGGAATAATGCAAGAACAAAAGGATATCTAAGAGATAGCAGGGGTAAGATTCAATTACCTTTAGTAATGTTTAAACGAAATTCTATCGATAGACAGGATGGAATGGCTCAGTTTAAAGATGTAAATACTTTACCAGCTTACAAAAAGTATTCGCAGAAAAACAAATATGAAAGATTCAGTTTACAAGTAGGTACATCTAAAGCATTGGAGCAATATGAAATATCGGTACCCGATTATGTTACTGTTACCTATGAGGTGATGGTATGGACATCATTCACCGAACATATGAACGCTATTATTGAACAATTTCAATATGCAACCGATAGATATTGGGGAACTGATAGTGGATATAAATTTAGAACACGTATTGATTCATTTGATAATCAACAAGAAGTAGGTGAAGGTT